CATTAACTCTTCTAATATCTGTTGTACAATTACCTCCATTCTTCCAATACATGTATTGAAGATAACTGCTACATGCTTTACCCCATCCATTTGTACCAGGCGATCCACCCCAGGATGACCAGGTCTCGCTTGCCCATGTAAGATATTGTGCTGTGCCTGATGTCTTACTCCATCCTCTCAATCTTCCCTGTGCTCCTGCACTATAATCTCCACCTTGTCCACTACCTTGTACAGTATTATTAGTATCATTCTGCATATTTGTACGGTCAGTAGTACTATTACCACCACCCGTAATGTATATCTTTGCACCTTGATGATGATAGTCTGTCATACATGACATATCATTTCGGTTAACATTCATTGAGTTAGTCATCCCTTGTGAGGACGCATTACTCATATTCATCTTCCAAACTCTGCTAGTATTACCAGAGAAACTATTATCTCCTCCGTAAATATATAATGATCTATCACTATTAGCACCGTCACAATATGATGCAGCATAGTTCATCATGTCACCCAAATTAGTTGAGGTGTCATTACTATGAACTGTGCGATTCACATTATACCAAGGGTTTGCATTCTTATATCCACCAGCAACATATCCATGTGTGATGATACGTGACCTTTCCCAAGGTGCTCTAGTTCTATTATTATTCCAACCATCCCAGTTAGCACGACCCGCTTCTAAGGTGGCAGCACCATGTCTTGTTGATGATATACTTGTGGTTGCCATTTAATAATCCTTATGAATAATAGTTTTGGTTAGCATATACACTATATGCAGCACTACCTGTCTTTAATATGGTGAATGTATAAACATCTACTCCACCACTATGTCCTCCAGTTGGTGTGCCAAATCCTCCAATCCATTTAGGAGTAACACCAGAACCATCAATTTGCCATCCGTTGTTATAATGTCCGTTGTTATTACATGGGACAAATGCAACAACTGTGATCGTTTCGTTATTACCTAAGAAACTATTCATTGATGTTGAAGCATCTCCTCTAAAGTTAAACGTCCATGTGCCACCAGAGTTTGCAGTGTAATGATATACTGATTGAGTCTTTACATCTAATGTAATAGTACCAGAGATACCACTAGACGAGTTAGCAAATCCTTCTACAGCACCACCACTCGCTGCCATATCTGTCCAGGAGACGACCCCGGCACCGTTCGTCTGCAAAACTTGTCCTGAATTTCCTTGGGAATTTGGAAAGGTGTTATTGTTAGCAACCAGTGCCGTACTTATGGTTGCAGTTCCTACGGTTACTGCTGACATTTAAAAATCCTATACTTCTCTCAGGTATTTATATGTAATTGAGGTTAAGTACTAACCTACAATGCTCATTAGTACAAGTACTTCCAGTATGTAGAAGACTATTAGGAAATGTCACCATAGTATTAGCAACTGACTGATGTTTAGTGCCATCTTCAAACTTAGTATAACCATCATTATCATTAAGATATAATATCGATGTCTTTAAATCATTGAGATGTTCAGCACCTTCTACATCTCTATGTAATCCATGCTCAACAATAGTATCTGTTGCCATAACCAAGTTTGCTTTAATTTTGATCACAGCACAAGGTTGTACCTTCTCTAGTATAGGATATATTAACTCTACAGTCTGCTTATTGGGTGTATGATGCTCATAAAAGTAATGCACCATTTGCATATTCTTAAAACGATTCTCTGGTGTATCATAGTGAATCTTACCGATCCACCATGGTACATCATCAACTATCTTTGCAACCATAAAGTCAAACTGTTCTCTAGGAAGAAAGTCCTTTTCTATCTTTAGGGGTAACGACATTAGATCCTTTAGGTACAAACAATTCAGGTTTATGTATCACGACTATATACACACCATTCCACCAATCATTCTCATCTTCTATAGTTTCAGTTAGTATAATCCTCTCAAATCGTACCTCTTTATCCTTACAAAATTCTTTAGTTGTATCAACAACACCATCAAAGTTAGCATCATCAACTACTAGAATATATGTGTGCTCTGCTGCCTTGTGTAAATGCTCTAAGTTAGCAAGCATAGGTTTCTTCTTATTGTCTGCATCATAGAATATAACTGATGGTCTATATTCTAAGTTAAACTCTACATCTAATAGACTCTTATCACTGACACCAATAGAACAATACTGATTAAACCATTTCTTACCATTCTCAATGAATTGTTTAAATGGATCCTCAACTTCATACTTACTTCTTATATCTTCTCGTCTTGGTCTTATCTCACCTTCACCAAAATCATCAATAGCATACGCTTTGACTGCCTGGTTACCCATTAGTGCAGCAAATAATGTGCTACCCATATAACAACCAACATCAGCATATACTGTGCCAGCATCACATAGATTATTAAGTAAATGCCTTACCTTAGTTGATGATAACCCAATGACATCATAACCTTCAGGTTTAAAATTAGATTTGCCATCAACAGCAGCATCAATAGCACGAATTGCTTTATCTACAAATGGATCCATTTTTCTATTCTGCCTCCTTAAATGTGATTCTACCACAGACTCGCAATAGTTGCAATCCCAACAGTCAAACTTGCATGTCTTTATCTTCTGTCTCCAGACATTAATAGGAGAATCCTTTATATCAATATCCTCCATATATTTAACATACTCTGGATATAATATACTGTCACCATTATCCCACCTCTCAATTATATCCATAGACTCCTTCATTCGCATGAAGTTCTCTCTACCGTGTAGTTTGAACACATCAATAACATCTAGCAACTCCTCCCAATCCTCTCTCCAAGGTGGTAAGTTTGCTTGCTTTAGTTCAAATGCAGGGTCATAAGCATCCCAACGTGAGCATGATATTCTGCTTATCTCACTGTTAAAGTATTGAGGTTCAGTCCCTTCTCTTGTACTATTATATTGATAATGCTCTGGCATGATAGGACAACCACCCCAACAGTGTTCATTGACTAGCAATGATAACTTGATAGGATTACCTTTCTTTACACAATATTCTTTTGCTTGCTTAATACGAACCAATGCTTCCTGGTCTCTCATTATATCTCTATCAAGATTGATATAATTGAAACCCATAGATGCTAAGGATACAATCTCATTGGGTTTAGTTACCTCCCTGAGAATCGTATTCTTTATATAAATGTCTGGAAATGCTCTCTGTATTCTACCTGTAGCAACCCATGATGTATGAGGTAAGGTAACTATATTGATACCAATATCATACAATGGTTTAAAGTTTTCAATCCATATATCTAAATTCCTTTCATCAGGTCGTACCCATATATTATTAAACGTAGCAGACAATGGTATGCCTGTCTTCTCTCTTACATAAAATGCGTTACCTGCAACCTTCTTAGCATCTTTCTCATTGCGAAATGTGTCACCCATTGCATCCTGCATAAAGGGTGGCATCCGACAGGTAAAATATAAATCAGTTACTAGGTGTTGATGTTTTTTTAGAAACGGAATCAGTGATTCGTCCAGAAACGTTGGATCCACCTTCGGATTGATCGGCAGACTGAAGTGCCCTGTCTGCGATATTTTGGGTTGCATAATCAGTTAAAACTCCAGATGTATCAAATAGTTGAGGTGGTTTACCTGCCATCATTTTATCGACTCTCGCTTCTGCTGCTTCCTTAATCCCACCTATGGATCTATTTACAGCAGTAGAATATGTCAGAGAAAGATCAACAACTGCTGCTTGATCCTCTGGTGACATTTGAAGTAGTGCTTCAATATTACCTGCTTGTATTCTACCAGTAGTCATGAGATCAGTAGCAGACTGTCTTGCCATCCTAGCAATCCAATACTTCTGCTCTTCTCTTTCCTTTAATTCTTTATCTTCCAGTAATCCCTTTATATCACTAGGGTTACCAAATTTACTCTTAATAATACTAACGAAACTTTCTATCTCTTGCTTAGACTGATTAATCTTATTAGTCCATACATTCTTATCTACCTGTAGTAGTTGCAACTCATAAATCTTATCTTGCTTGTAAAATGGATCCTCTTCTTGCTCCATTTCATGTGTTACTCTAGCAATATCATTGAGGCATCTCTTATATGATATTGTTATCTTCTGTAGTGAATTATATCTTACTTGTATCTCCATTGCTGCCTGTTGCATCTGGCGATAAGGAGTTACATGTGAATTAATCACAAAATGCTTATTTTGGAATTCAGACTGCTCAAAGTATTGGTGGTCTGACCACTCCATTATATCTTTCGTAAACTCGTCACAATTTTCCCAAGGCGAAATTTCATCTAACGCCTTTATAACTTCGTTTACATCATAATTATCAGAATTGTAATCCCCAGGTGACTTCGGAATTTCTTGTAATGACGTTTGTTGACTCATTTTTGGTTGCCCTACTGTAATCAAGTGCTTGTTCTAATGACATCTCAATACCAAACTTATCTTCTAGGAAGACATTGAGTGATTTGATGTCAGAGCAAGATTTAATCTCTTGGATTAATTCCTGTTCTTTCACGGCAAGATTAAAGAAATCTGTTTGCCAATCATTATATTTATCAACAACTTTAGCAGCAAATGCTGCGGTTGTCAACCCTCTAATAGTAGCAAGTCTATCAATTAATTTAACTGTAGTAGAGTTATTTGCGATATACGCAGTTGCTTCATCATATTGGTCTTTCCAACTGGCATGTTCTAACTCACCATAGTTGGTCTTCAGTACTGTATATCTTTTCTCGAAAATTCCTTGTACTTTAAGAGTAATGATTTTCTTCATTACTTCTTCAGTCTTATCAAAGTTTGCTTGAGTTATGGTCTCCTTATGCTTGTCAGTATATAATCCTTCAGAATCTGTACCATAAACAGACTTCTCTGCCCTTACCTCACCCCAATATGTTTGTGCTGTAATAGCATCAGCAGCAGTTAGTCTTACATAACCAACTCCTTGTGGTAAATTATCCCACCTATCAGTATCTATGTGACCCCAATACAGACCCATAATAGAATCCAAACGAGTCCCCCAGGTATTCAGTATAGGATACCTTTCAAGATCAAATACGATAACGTCTCTAGTGTCTGCCATTAGTAATTAGGAATGTTTGTACCATAGTCATAAGATGCTGCACCTGAAGTTACAGAACTTGCAGAGGCACAGTGTGCTGAGGACATACCAGAATGTCCCTTGGGTTCAGTTGTGTTACCCATATAGTTATGACCATCATTCATATAGTTAACTTTGAATGTCTGGTTATTCTGGTTACCATTGTAGTTACCTAAACAATAACCTTTTCTCATACCCATTTGGAAATTTTCTTCACCCATGTTACCAAAGTTAAGACCATGTACCTGAATACCAGTACGGTCATCACACTTTTGGTTACCATTTTGGTTGTTGTTTCCAGTACCAACATACATGTGCCCTAGCATAGTTGGAAGAATCTTCTTCCATCCATCACCACCAGGTCCATGATTCCACATGGTATATGATTCGGTCTTCCACTCAAATCCTCTTCGGGTACCCGACCTCTTAATCCACCCATGAGTACGTCCATGACCACCCCATGTAGGGTCATCACCACCATCAGGGTAATCATTAGGAAAACCAGATGTCCTCATAGTTTCAGTCTTCAAGTTGAAAACGTCAGTCCTTGAGTTACCACCACAATGCAAGAATGAATTACCACCTGCAAATTCGTGGTCTTGACAGGATCCCATTGATGCTCTGTTAACAGTCATATCCCACTGGTTAAGGTGTGCTATACCGTTTTCAGTTGCCATATTAAAACCAGAGGTATAGTTAGATGAACCTCTGTATGTGTTTTCCATTGAATGGAACCAATGCTTGATGTCACTCCACGATCCAGACATGTATCCACCAGATCTGTCGAGTTTATCACCTAAGTTTGTTGTTGTGTCGTTAGAGTGCTGTGTCCTGTTAATATTCTTCCAAGGACTACCACCTCTATATCCTCCACCTACATATCCGTGTGTCCAGATTCTTGCCATTGCCCATGAACTTGCACCGTTTTCATGTGACCAATAAGCGTTAGTACCATCGGACATTAATTGTGCTTTAACAGAATAATTTTCACTATATCTGTCAGTTGACTGGTCAGGTAAAGCACTTCCTCCTGCTCCAGCGATTGGTCCCCACTCAGTAGCACCTGTATCTTGGTTATATGAATAACCTTCAAAGGTTCTATCGGTACTATTATATCTGAATAGTCCCTCTACTGCGGTACCAGGTCTTTGAGCAGTTGTGCCGACTGGCATCTTAACTGCGTCAGTTGCTTCGATATCTAATGAATACTCTGGAGAAGCATCATTAATACCTACCCTATTGTTGGTGGCATCAACATAAAAAGTACCTGAATCAAAGTTAAAGTTGCCTGATGATTCCAACTGGAACTGAGCGGTACCTCCACCTCCTGCTAGGGATACAATTTTATCAACGTTTAACTGTGACATGTTTAACTTCTATCCTTCGTATTATTTATGCAGGACGGACAAGCACTACACCACGCTTGAGATATGTGTCTTCATTTCCACTGTCTTGGTCGGAATGAATAACAATATGCATATCGTGACTCTTATTATTTAATAGATCAACAGTATACCAAGAATCTCCTGTTAAACTGTTTGGACCTGTGCCTCCACTATTATCTCCTGCGATAGTAGTGAAGTTTCTAACGTATTCACTTGTGAAACCATTACCACTCCTAGAGAAGCAGTTATATCGGTTACTCATAAATCCACCAGGGTTATTACCACCAGCAGTCATAGTTGGTTGCATACCAGCAGTTGATGGACAACTGTTACCATCATTATTACTTATAGCAGTATAATATGTGAATACATGCTGTGCGTCACCCTCACCTGAGTTGTTACGCATGATAGTAAGTCCATCACCAACACCTGATGATATACCTAGGAAGTTTCTACCATTAACACCATCATTTGAATAGTAGTTATATAGGTTAAACCTCATTTTTACATAACGATAAGATATTCCCCTTCGACTAACCGTAGCATACTTATAGTCAGAACCACCAGTATTTCTATAATATCCGTATGTCCCGTTATTTGCGAAGTTACCCGTAGGAGTTGAATCTCCTATATCATTTAACTGGTTACCACTTAATGCTGAGGCATTGGAGAACCATGCGTTTGCTCCACCACCATAGTTTGCCATAACAATATAATATGGTTGACTCTGTAATGGTACAAAGTATTTTCTTGCAGTACCATCAAGATTCAAATAATAATTACCATCTACTGATACACCAGCATCAAATAATCCTTGCACTGAGTTAGGTGCATTTGCTTCGGATGATCCATCCATACCACCAGACTGTGCCATGAATAGTCCAGACCATGAACTACCAGTATATACCTCTAAGTATTGTGTTTGAGTATTGAACCTCAGCATACCTGCAACAGGAGATGTTGGTCTCTCTGATGTAGTGCCAGATGGTATAGAGAAATTAGACAAATGAGTATTAGTCATACCACCTGCAACTCTCATATTCTCACCAGTCTCCATCTCGATAGCAAAATTGTTATCTGATGGTGCTGTAAGATTGTTAACTTTAATAGTGCTCATCCGCCTTGACCGTAGAAGAACAACCAATACATCCAGTTTTGACTGCCAGGGTTATTAATACCCCAACTACCAGACCAGTTAGGTTCTGG